GTTGGTTTTTATATTATTAATTATTGTATTCTAAAGTAAAAAAGGGGCAGGTTATTATACCCACCCCGTTTTTTATGTTTTCTGGTTAGAATGATCCACCAGTTACTGGGTTTCTCATAACAATTTTTAAGACTTTAGTTGGATCTTTAACCCAAATAGCTGGCATTGTTTGAGACATCATTACACGGTATCCATTGAATTGACCAGAAGACTGGAATCCTTGAGTACGTCCCATGTAATCCATTGTACCATTTTGGTACCACCATTTCAATTGATTATCCCAAGATAATTTCAACAAGAAAATGTTGTCATTAGTATTATCTGTGATATCAAAAATAATGAATGAATAAGAAGATAATGGGAAACCATCAATGATTGGGTTCTCAATATCATTTGTATGAATATTGTCAAATGCAGGATTCAATACAAATTTCACATTAGCCAAGAATGGAATAACATAAGAAGTGTAAGCAAATCCAAAGTTCAAGTCCATACCTTTACCAGTGATTGCACCAATATCAGCAGCTTGAATCAATAAACCAGAAGCAACTGCTTCTTTTTTAATTGCTTCATTTACCATTCTCATTCCACCCATACCAGTTTGAACTACTAGAGAACGTTTTGGATCTGGACCTTGGAACTCAACTTTACCATTAAAGAAATTATAAATTTCTCCACGGAATAAATCCAATGTAAAGTTATTTTTGTTGTAAATTCTTTTGAAAGAGTTATCCAACTGTTTCCAAAGACCAACAGACAATCTGATATCATCTGGACCATCTTGACGAACTCTACCACCTTGTCCCCACATTAAGTAAGTTTCAATATCGGTAGCAACTTTAGTCAAGTGAGCAGATTCCATTTGAGTTAAGAATGTTCTAGATAAGTCACCATTATCAAATGCTTTCTTAACTTTATCTTTACCCATTACTGTAACCATATCATCCAAAGAAGAAATAGATGGATCAATATTTTTGTCAAATGTTCTCCAGATTTCAGTTACAGGAACTGTACCATCTGCATTCATCCCACCCTTGATCATCAAATCTGCACGAGAAGAAACAGAATAATGTACGTGAGCTTCAGCACCACCAACAAAGTTATAGAATTCACGGAATCCAGTTCTTGTTGTGATATCAGAGAAACGTTCTCCATACTCACCACGAGCAGAACCTTTACGGAATACTTTAGTACCGTTACCTAAGTACTTGTTATCAATGTACTTGTAATTGTCATTATTTACCAATTGTACAGTATAGATAAATCCATCACCTAAAGGTAAGATATCTTCATCTGTAATATACATCTCAACACCGTTATATTTGTCATAAGTGATAATATCACCATGTCCAAACTCACGTCTGTTTAATTTGATACGGAATGTTGTACCATCTACACCTTTGAAATCATTATCTGGTTCAATGTCTTCAATGATATAAGGAAGATCCACAGTTACTGGGGTCTGCCATTTATACTCTCCACGAGCATTATCTACCATGATTACATTTTTGCCACCAAATGAGGACATTTGATAAAGAGGCATTTCAACTTTTTGGGACATTGCCCACAAATCCACGGGACCTAAGTCCATTGGTTCTGCATCTTTCAGCATGTTGACCAAGTGGTATGAATCCACATGGGAACTTGCATTGTAAGCGGTATCTCTGAGGAATATACCATTGTTCATTACTGGAGTTGCCATTATTTATTTGTTTTTATTTGTTACTAAATTAAAATCTTCTGAACATACTTCCCTTAGAAAGTTTTCTAGGTTCAGATTTTGATGTTGGTCTTCTAGGTTCATCATCATATTGTGTATTAATAGAAGAAGCTATTTTTCTTGACTCTTCTGTTTTCAATTGTCTTACTACTTTTTCTGTAGCTTGTTTACCTCCCTGGTCTCTTACTTTAGTTTTATAACCAGCTGGATCAGCTAATAACCAAAGAGCTTCTGCAATCAGATCATGTCTTGGTTCTACAAACTGATACTTTTCTAACAAGTGACCAAGTAAGTTAGTTGGTTTTCCTGATATAGAAGGGTAATTTGGTTGCACTAGTCCGGAGAATAATAATCCTTGAACTTTTTTATCAAGCTTCAAACCACCAATTGTTCCATTAGCTAATGTACTATAAACATTTTCTTGATATGCTTTTGCTTGTTCTGCTTGCATACTCTTCTTATTTTCTTGTTCAGCTAATTGTCTTGCAATAATTTCTTCTTGCATTAGATCTAACTTAGGTTTAAATTGATTAGCTTTTTGTTCCAATCTATTTAAATCTTTCCAATCTTGGATCTCAGATTCAATTTCTTCTGCTGTTCCAAAGCCTGTAGTATGCAGATATGATCTTGCAATTTCTGCTTGATCATATTCATCTGATGGATCAAGCTGTCTCATTTCTTCTACATGAGCTAATGTTCTAAATAAACCTTTAAGGTCTTGTCCACCATCTGCTACATATTTTGCTGCTACTTGAAGTTCTTCTGGAAGTGCATTAAAGAATTCTTTTGGTGTATTTTCTCTAATTGCATTTTCTCTTTCTTGGAAGTTTGCTTCAAAAAGTTCTCTAAAATCTTTTGTTGTATAGTCATCTAATGGTTTATCATCATCAAAACCAATCAAAGAACCTTCCTCAATCATTTTTGCAGCTAAATCAGCAAGACCTGATTTATCTACTTTAGGTCTTCCTTTATTACCTGCATCTTCTTCTTGAGCAATAAGAGTATCAAGTTCGTTAATAGTTTCATCAACTTCAACTTTTTTTTCTGCTGCTTCCTTTTTATCTTCTGCAGTAGTAGACGGATTGTCAAAGAACGTAGTATCTATATTTTCTTTATAAAACATTGACTTAGGTTTTTCTTCTTCAGAACTTGGTAGCATTACACTATCAGCTCCTGGCAAGCCAAACAATTCATCAATATTTACATCTACTTGATCTACCGTTGTAGAATCAACAACCTCATTAAGGTCTTTTGTTTCTTCACTCATTTTTGTTGGTCTTTTATGTTATACTTTAATATACAAAATAAACTTGAAAAATTTACAAGTCTATAAAAAAAAATTGTAGTATATAGCTAAATACTACTTTTGTTTTCCAGGTTTTACATCAAATCTATTTTTATTTTCTTGTGCTATTTGTAATTGTTTATCAGCAATTTCTTTTTGTGCTTGAATTTTTTCTCTTTCAAGTTGCCCTTTCTGATTTTCAATTGTCATTCTATTTACTTCTTTTTCTCTTTGCAAACCTGCTTGTTCTTGATATTGTTCAGTATCTCTAATATCTTTCATAGCATCTTGATAATCTGAAACTTGATTTTCATTAAGATCAACAGCAGAACCATAACCAGCAGCTTTAATTTCAGCAACCAAGATATCTCGTTGTCTATCTTTTTCTTTTTCAAGCATAGTAGAATCAATTTTCATTTTTTCAATTTCTTGTTGTTTTTGAAGTTGTTGATCTTGCATTTGCTGTTGTTGTTGCATTTCTTGTTGTTTCTGTTGTTCTTGTTTTTGTTCAGATTCTTTCAATGCTGAATTAAGTTGAGCAATTGAATCTGACTGAACCACTTTACCAAGATCATAAATAGAAGCTCCTGTAGTATTATTTTGAAGAGCCATTTGTTTTAATTGCTCAAGAATAGATCTATGATTAGCATTAGTACTCACTGCAATATTTAAATCTCTTAATAATAAATCAGTACCATTAATTTCAAAGTTTACTTTTTCATCAGCTGTAGTAACATACGTTAATCTTGATGAAGGTTTAGTAGAATGATAATACTGAGCTAAGTCAGTTCTCATTTGATGAACTCTTGGCATTAAGTAATCACAGTGTTGAATAAAAAACATTTCTGTTTGTGCATATGATGCAGATACAGCTTGCTCTACACCAGTAGCTGTAGTCTGTGATAATTGTTGTCCCATTCTTTGTGGGTTTACACCAATCACTTCATAAGCTTGTTGTTTAAAATAATTAGCAAGTTGAATTCTTGACATCAATCTATTTGTTTGCTCTAAATCTAATTTTTGGAAATGATTAAAATTAGTAGCATTTTCAGTATTTGTAATTGACGTATCCAATGGAAGAATTTGAAAATTCTTCATTGCTACAAAAGCTTTTGCATAATTACCTTTCCCCCAATCTTCTCCTAATGAGTGACGTGGTAATGCATTCTGATCTAACATAATTACTGTACCTAACTCATCTACTAAGATATCTGCAATTTGATTGTTTACAATATTGTATCCAATCTGATATGGTTTCATTAAATCAAGTAATGCAGTAGACTTAGTATTTCTATCAGAGAACACAGAGCCTTCTACAGGAAGTTTACAGCCATACAAAGAATTGTCTCCTTTAAATTGAAACTTAAGTGGTCCAATATGATTTCTATTTACACCAATATAAATTGGAGAGAATCCTCCTGGATTATTCATACCCCAAAATGAAGGTACATTAGGTCCAATTTTTACACCACCCCAAACTTCATTAATCCAAATCCAATCAATGTGTTCTCCAAATAATAAATTATCTTTTGTTTTATTTTTAAAGACTCTTGTATCATAAATTGGTTTATCTGTAATAGTGTAATCTTCAGATACTATGTCATTTGATACTTCTCCTTCTTCAGTAATCTTAACTAAATGTCCAATTTTCTTTTGAGATTTCCAGTATGCTGTACTTACTCTTAGTAAATGAGCAGTACCTTCATCATAATAGTCTTCTCCTTCAGCTAAAATTTGAGTAATAACATCAGACCCATCTGTTACATTACCTGCCATAAAAGATGTGTATTGTCTATAAGCTAATGAAGGCATGTTAGTATTCCAATCATGAGATTTAGTGCCATCATAAAAAGAACCATCATTTTGCAGACCTCCAATATTATAACCAGCCGACCTAACTGGATAAACACTTTCTAATGCTTCATGTTGCTCTTCCGTTAGAACATGACCATATTTATCAATCACATCAGCTACAGTAAACATATCTGTTTTACCAACCCAGTTAGATTGAGAAATATATCTAATATCAGGAGACTTATGATAAAATGAAAGAACAGGGTTCCATAATTCTACTTCATAGTCATCTTCCATCATTTGAAAATGCCAGAACTCTCTGTCTGTAATTAACATATCACGAAAACCCCTTTCTTCTAGCTCATCCATTCTAAATCTTTCTGAGTCAACAGCATGTTGATGGGCAGCCCATTGTTCTACCATAGAACGGTAATCTTTTTTAAAGAACTGTTCAATTTCTGGTAATGACTTTATACTATCTGGTGCTAATTGTTGTTTTGCTTCTTCAGACTCCGGATCTAATCCTTGTTCTAACATTGCAGCAACTATCTTTGTTTGAGCGTCTGCCATCAATGTTTGTTCTATTTCCCCTCTTTTTTGCTCAAGCATTTCATTGTAAGAAAAATCATCAACAGCTCTGTATGTTAGTTTAGTTGACCTCTTAGCAAATTCAGCTACTAAAACATTTATAACATTTGGAATGATAGGATAAAATTTTAACTCTAATGCTGAGTAATCTTCTTTAGTAAGAGTTTCAACTATATCTCTATATTCGTTGTCATCTTCAATAATATAATCTGTTTTATCAATAATACCTTTTGCTAGTTTATAATTTTTCATTAGTCTTCTAGCATTTCTACGGATTTGTTTTAACCCTTGCCACTCCAACCAATCAAGATTCCAAGCTGCCCACTCTTCATTTTTATCTTTTTTAGGTATAAACTGTAAAGGTTGAGTAATACTACCCATCCTGTTTTGTTCAGTTTTAGCACCTTTCTTAGCTTGTAATGCGTTAATTATTTGCATAACTTATTATTTAATATTTTTAAATGCAGATTTTTTAAATCCACTATTGAGCATATTTTTTTTCTTACCACCCATATGCCTAAACAGACTCTTATTTAATTTAAACAAATTTTCTGACTTCTGCAAACTTTTGGCTGTATCATCCATGATTACTTTTTTAGTGTAACCTCTATTTGCTTGCTGTATTCTCATAAATGCTACCAGTGCTGCAAAGGATACAAGTCTATCCACATTGACACCAGGGGCATATTCCCGCATCTCTTGTAATAACATCATATCTGGTATTCTTTCAATACCGTATTTTGTACGTACAATTGTACCATCAGCTTTTGTTTCTACATCAAGTTCTTCTTTACAATATTCAATTGTATAACTTAATAAATGAGCTTTAAATAAGGTACCTGTGTTTTTCCAACCATACTCCTGAAAAACGTTAGCATTTGCACCAAGGTCTTTTAAAAACATTATTTGACTTTTAGGTACTAGATATCTTTGTTTTTTTCTTGATATCATGTATTGAATAAATAATGAAATGTTATTCTCAATTACAGTCCATGCATTGTACCATTCAATTATTAATTCAAGTTTTTGATGAGTTTTATTAATATCATCAAATCTACCACACCATGCTGCAACAATTTTATCCGGTTCTATATAAGTTTCTGTTTCTACACCTGTTACTTTAGTAACTTCTACAGGAGCTTTCATAACATAGATAGAACATAAAGATTCAGATGTTGTTGTTTTACCTTCCGACACAGGGTCAATAGATGCATAATACTGACCAAAAGTAGGATCTTTAATAGGTCTTTCCCATACTACAAGACATCCTGTTTTATCTTCAGTTTTCTTGGTCATTGGAAACTCCTTAATTGGTTGTTTATTAGATGCTTTTAAAACTGGTTTTCCATTCTCATCTGTACTAATATCTAAGAACTCATAACCATATTCTTTGTCTTCAATTCTTCTTTGTTGTGCAGTAAGTAAATGTGTTGGAAATACAGATACAGTTCTGTGTGCAAATGCTTCTTCAATATTTCGTGGATGCTGAGAAATCCTTAATTGGTAATCTTCTGGTGATAACTCATTTTTCCATTTAGCAAACTGTTCATCTAAAGCTTGTAATGCATCTTCTACAAGTGAATTACCATAATCATCAATATGTGGTGGCATAGACCACTGCTCAGGAATAAATAAACCTGTTTTAGCTATTGTACCTTTTGCATCTATCAGATTTGTTTCAACAGCATAAATGTCTTTTGACACAGGGTTAAGGATCATATCCTTTAGAGGGTTACATTGAGATAAGTCCCCCACAGATCCTGCGGCCATGAACATTCCTGTTGTAATCATACCTGATCTCATGGCTGGTCTCATATACTCATATGTCTGATCCATCTTAGGTGCAATTCCTGCTTCCTCATGAAAGAAGTATTTTACTGGCCCCCCTACACCATTTGTAGGATCTTTTTCAAAAGACATGCCTTGCATAGTACCTTTTAAACCTACTTCATTCTTTCTATCGCCTTTCCTTACTTCAATTTTTTGTTGCCACATTAATACTTTGTCTGGAGACATCGGTCTATACCATGCAGTATGTTCATTTAAGAATGCTGCATACTCAGACATAAATTTCCATGATCCTTTTTCATTTATGTAATCCTTAAGACTAGCCCCCATCTTTAAGGTTACCCCTGCCTCAAACCACAATTGATTAAGCAGTTTAGATATATGAAAGTATGATGATGCTATTTGACGTTTCTTTAGAATAGCTACATGCTGATAGTTTAACTCTGCTAGAAGTTCATATAATGCCATATGATACTGAGCATCTCTAACTTTAGCAAATCCAAAATTTTGTTCTTCTTTATCAAAAATAGGTAAAAAGTTTAACCACATGTAATAGTCTCTTGTAATAAACCATTTTATATCTTTATTA